CCTTTATGAAGCGAACGGTGGCCAGGATGATCGAGACATCCCGAGGGGATCCACCGATCCTGGAAGCGATGATGGAAGATTCCCGTGTGGCTGTGAAGCGGAATAAGTTCCGAACGGGATCGTTCCTGGAAGGCCGATCTGCCTGGGGTGATGGCCGTTCGATCCAGGGGTTCCACGGCCAGTATGGAAATGCCGACGAAATCCAGAACTGGACATCTGAAGCGATTTCGAACCTGAAGGAAGCCATCGATTCCGGGATGGCCAGGCTGCTGCTTACGGGAACCCCGAACTATGAAGGCACGGTATATCACGAACACTGGCAGGAATCCAGCCAGCACCGCTGGCACTACACCTGCCCCGAGTGTTCCACGGATCAAACCATCACCCTGGATTCCGTGGAAGTGATCGATACGAACCCGAAGCGGTGGGGGCTGTTCTGCCGCCAGTGCCAGGAACGCTTCGATAAAACGGACATCCTACACACCGGGTTCTGGCGTGCCACGAACGATGCAGGGGTTCATCGAGGATACACCATCAATCAGTTACTATCCCCGAGGCACCCGCTGGATGAAGTGATGCGAACCCGTTCCCTGGCCAGCACCAGCAAAGCGGATTTCTATCGGTTCAAACTGGCCCAGTTTTACAGCGGGGGTGCGAAACCGATCCCCGAGGCAGCGATATATTCCTGCTGTGATGATCAGATCGGGCTTCAGTATCGGGCTGAATCTGGATATGGCCCATATTACGCTGGTATAGACTGGGGTGGGGGTGAATCGGCTGATACCATCGTGGTGATCTGCACCGTGGATGAACGGCAGAAAGATCACTGGCCTGCCTCGATCACCATCCGAAACGTCGAACGGGTGGAATACGAACACCGCACCGAGGAACTTCGGAAGGTGGCCGGGATCCTGGATCGGTTCAATATCGGCAGGGATGGGCGTGCAGTGGCTGATCTGGGTTACGGTGAAGCCCACGTGGATGTGCTTCAGAACGGCGATAAGCGGGAAAACGCCATCCCGGAACGCGGCTGGGGCAGCCACATCACCGGCCACCGATTCAATCTTTCCCCATCGAACGATCCAGGCGGGAAGTGGCCGTTCCTGAAGCGGGATGGGAAGAAAGTGTTCGCTGCCCAGGCACCCTGGGCGAACCGGGTGTTCGATCTGTTCCCCGAGGTGCAGGGATACGATGAAACGCTGGGTGAAGATGAAGCGGAATACGAAACGGAACGCACCCCGGATAAGCGGATCAGGATCCCGTATCAGGATGAAGTGGAAACCAGGGATACGATGAATTACTGGTTCGATCACCTAACCTCGGTGAAGCGGGAATTCCAGGAAACGAAATCCGGCAGCAGGCGGGAACGGATCACGACGTTCCAGCAGAACCAGAAAGATGATGGCTTCTATGCACTGCTATACTGCTATACGGCTGCCTGCCTCGGTGGGAAGCGTGGGGGATTCGAACCGATGCACATCCAGGGGGGAACGGCCTGATGTCGCACATCAGTGAAGCCGAATTCCAGGATCAGGTGGTGATCCCGTGGATCCGGGAACAGCACCCAGATGCAGGCATCGAGACTAACCGATACCTCGATCACGTGGAAAACGGCTGTTTCTGTGATGTGTGGGTGGATCTGGGAACCCACAGCCTGGCGATGGAAGTGGGGAATAACGATTCCACGGTGGGATCCGAGGCAAAGCAGGCCATCGAATATGCGGATTATTCACCCACTGCTGTTCCCGTGGTGATGGTGCCAGTGGGCCACACTGATCCAGATGTGGTGAAGATCTGGGAAGGCAGGGGTGTGCTGGTGTGGATGCTGCCAGCGGAAGGAACCGACTGAAGAATCAGCGTGATGGCGATATATCATCACTGCTGATAATTTACGGGTGTGTGGAAGATGATACTGAACCACCCGATGATCTGCTGCACCGTGATTTCGAACGGTATGAAGGATACTGGCACGGTTTTACCTTCATAATCTTCGATTCCGAGGATCCAGGCGATCAGTGGATCCGAAGCACCAGGTGGGTGCCAGTGGCTGTGGGCGATCCCGAGGAACGGCGTGATCCCGAGGATCAGCCCGACTGAATCCAGCGGGATGGCCGTTTTTACCGCTTTGATGGGTTAACCCGCATATGGATCTTCCCGATTCCGTTCGTGGCCTGCTGGGTTCCAGCAGCGAACCCGATGCAGGTTCAGCAGCGGATCCCGACATCGAGGAACGTGCAGCCCAGGTGGATGGTGGCCAGCAGATAGTGGCTGAAGGGGCTGAACAGATCGCCATCGAGGTTCCCGAGGATTCCGATGTGGATACCGAACAGATCGAGGCAGCCCTTTCTGGGCAGCGTGCAGGCAGCGTGAACGTGCAGGGTGCTGCTGGTGGGGAAACCACCGTAACGCCAGTGGCCAGCGGATCCGATATTCACATCACGGATTCAGCGTTCGATCTGTCTAACTGGGAATATAAAGCGTTCCTCGATGATCAGATCACGAACCTGATGGATAATCGGGTGGATTACAATACGGAAACCGGGAAGTGGATCCTGGCGAACGATGATCTGATCCCAGGGATCCTGATCCGGCTGAAATCGCTGATGCTGGGGAAGGATGGCCTGGAACCGAAGCCAGCAGATCCAGATTCCGAGGCTGATCAGAAACTGTCCGATCACCTGGAACGGATCTATTCGGGGAATTCTGATGTGGAATCCCACGTGAAGCCCCCGAAGGTGGTGGAACGCATCCTGGAACAGAACGTGATAAACGCGGTGTTCGTGGGCAGATCCACCGATCTTCAGCACCTGGATGTGGATGATCTATCTTACGTGAAGGATGGCGAGACTGGTGAAGAAATCTATATTCAGCATCCCACCAGTTACACCACGTTCGATCTGGATGATGGCGGGGATCCCGAAATCGAAGTGGATCACACCGAGGATCAGAAAGCACTGGAAATCGGGAAGGAAGTGCTGGATGTTCGGATGTATCGCACACCCCCGCTTCAGGCCATCGCTGATGATGTCGTGAATAAGATGCAGATGAAGCGGCTTCAGGGACGGAAGGCCGAAATCGCATCCATCGGCGGGATCATCATCAAAGTGAACCCACCGGCCTGGCTTTCCGAGGAAGATTACGATCAGTATGTGGATGAATCGGATGATGAATTCGGGGATGAATCCGGCAGGCTGCTGGAACTGGTGATGGCCCAGCAGATCGATGCTGCACTGTCCACCCTGGAAGATTATCAGACTGCCACGGTGATGTCCATCCCGGAAAACTGGGAAACGAACACCATCGATCTGCCGGAAATGGATGAATCGATGTCCTCGATGATCCGGGATTATAATGAAGCGATCAGCAGGCGGCTGCTGCTGCCGCTGGATCTGATCGAACTGAAGGAAGGCCCCGAACTGTCTCGGAATTCGATGATGCAGATGTTCCTGGATCAGATCAGCGGCTGGCAGGGGCAGGTTACGGATCTGTTCGATGATTTCGCCCAGGTGCAGGCCGACATCCACGGCCTATCCGGGGAAGTGAACCACCAGTTACCCAGCATCGCTGCCCAGGATGAATCTGAAATCCTGAAACTGTTCAATTTCGCTGGCCTGCTGGGGATGTCCGAAGCCGAAGGCCGGGAACTGGCGAACACGCTGGAAGGTGTGGATCTGGATACGGATCCCACCCAGGGTATGCCCCAGGAAGGTGGCCCCGAGGATCCCGAGGATCGGGAACAGCAGATGCAGGAATTCCTGGATCAGCAGCAAAACGGCCAGAATCAGGGGCCTGCACCGGGTGATGAAGGGGATGAACCCCAGGGTGATGGCCCCGAAGATGGGATGCAGGCACGGTTCGCTGCTGCCCTATCGGATGATGGTGCGATCCAGGCAGGCCAGGATGGGGATCCGATCTGCTGGGTGTGCGGTGATGAAGCCAGCCTGGTGAACGAAACCCCACCCCACGAATTCGCCTGTAACTATCACGGGATCAGCCCGAACCACGTGCAGATCGGCCAGGCCGACATCGAGGCAGCCGAAGCCGACAGTGGGGAAGAAATCAAACTGCCAGTGGTGTGCAGGATGTGCGATGAAACCACCCGCATCCAGGGTTCGTTCTACTGCCCAGGCTGCCACCCCGAAATCGAGGAAGATGAATTCGATGGGGAACTGGCCGCTGCTGAATCGTTCAGTGAAGGCCAGGAAGTGGAAACGCCCAGCGGGATGGGCGTGGTGGTGGAAGTTCGCACCGAGGATTTCGAAGGGCCTGGTGGGGATACCGTGGAAGCCTCGGAAGATGATCCTGCCTATATCGTGGGCGTGGAATCCGGGGTGGAAGTGTATCGAGGCAGCGATCTATCGGATGGCGAAATCGATGCTGATGTGGGTTCCCCTGAAGGGGATCTGGGCGATGAAGCCGAAGCGATGCTGGCCGCTGGCTGGGTTCCCGTGGATGCAGCCCGTGGGGATGGCCGCTTCAGTTATCCCGATTCCTGGGAAGAATCCGATACACCGGCCAGGCTGATCCTGATGAAAGCCTGGGCAGGGATGAACGGCCAGTTCGACTGCCCCAGCGGGAACTGCTGCCACGGAACGATGGTGAAGAACGGGATGTCCGATGGGGCAGCGAACCGATTCTGTGCCTCGATGAAGGATAGGGTGCTGGGCGGCTGGGAAGGATGGCGAAAGGGTGCAGCCTCGGAAGCCCCCGTGGAAGCCAGCCACGGGTTCAGTGGATACGAAACGCTTCGGGAAGCGGCTGCCCACGTTCGTGATCTGATCGAAAAGAAAACCCCGGAAGGCCACACCACGGAAATGCGGAAGCGTGCAGACATCGGGGATGATGCGTTCGCTGTGATCATCCGTGATCGCCAGGGGAACTTCCAGGGATCGATGGTGGTGAAGGAACCCGAGACAGATGCAGATTCCTGGCTGGTGATCGGTGGGGATGATTTCTTGGGGGGTGCGTGATGTCCGAAGAACTGGAACGGTTCGTGGAAGGGCAGGTGGCCCACACCAGCCTGGAAGCGTTCGTGGAAGCCCAGGTGGGCGTGATGGCAGCCGATCCCCCACAGCCCCCAGCAGCGGCCACTGAACGGCAGCGTGATCTGTGGAAGGAACTGATCAATCGGGCTTACCTTCGGGAAGATTCCCGGCTGTCCATCGAGGCAGCAGGCGTGCAGGCAGACTGGAACCCTTCACTGCACCCCCGTGGCCCAGATGGGAAGTTCGTTTCCAGGCCGTGGGATGTCCCTAATTCGATCCGTAACCTGGGATCGGGGGAAATCGTTCGGGAACTGGCCGATAAGGATCCCGATTTCGCTGAAAAGGTGGATGATCTGAAGATCGATGGGATTCTGGATGTGGATAAATCCCTGGGCGATGCACTGGAACGCATCGATGAAGGTGAATCAGATCTTCCCGAGGAAGTGGACATCAGCCAGGCCGTGGATTCCGAGACATCGGATTATGCGGATCACATCCAGATCCACGAACTGCCGGGTGGCAGCCAGGTGTTCGAAAAGCAGATGGAACCCATCGAGGATTTCCCATATTCGAACCCGGATGAACACCTGGCCGAAGCGAACCGATCCGTGGCCGCTGCTGAAGTGATGCAGATGGTGGATTCACCCGTTCCCACGCACCGCTTCGATAGGGAATCAGAATCCCTGCTGGTGGAAGGGGTGGATGGGCCTGAACTGGCCAGCGTGGATGGCCCAGTGGATCCTGAACTGGTGGATGATGAAGCATATGTGGAAGTGATGGCCGCTTCCGTGCTTACCGGGAATCGAGACATCCACGGGGGGAACTTCATCGTGGATGATGAAGGGACCCCACAGCCGGTGGATAACGGCCTTTCAGCCACTGAACTGGATGATAAGAAATGGGATGGGATGGCTGAAGGGGCTGCCGGGATCGGGAAGATGGTGGGCCTGGATGTGGAATCCGAACAGATCCAGGAACGTGCCAGGGAAATGGCCGATGATCTGGATCCCGATGAAATCAGATCCCGGCTGTCGGAACGTGGGGTTCCTGAACACTGGCAGCAGAACCTGGTGGATAACGCCAGATACGTGCAGAACGTGGGCGAACCCGAGGAAGATACGTTCGAAGCCACCGAACTGCCTGATCTTCCCGAGGATCCCGAGGTTACTGCCCCAGCAGATCCAGATGTTCCCGTGGAACGCGGTGGGGTTCGGCAGATCGATGGCACCGATGATGGGGCTGAAATAGCCAGCCAGATCCCGGATATGGCAGAACGGTTTTCCGAGGAACTGGATCCAGATACAGATACCGGATCGCCTGAATCCCGGATCGATCCCGAAACCAGGGAACAGGCGATGGAACAGATCGGCAGAGATCTGAATCGGATGCGGGATCCAGAATTCCGTGAAATCGTGGCTGGCCGGATCAGCCACGTGGATGGCGGTGGGAACGATGGGAACGGTGGCCGCGCTATTACGGTGAACTTCCCGTTCTTCGACGATGATGAAGAACGTGCCACGTTCAGCAGCCTGATGCTGGGCGATGAATACAGTTCGGCCACCACCAGCCACGAAATGCAGCACACCATCGATGCTTCGATGGGATACGTGGGTGGTGGGGAATCCTCGGGTTCGAACGGTGGCTTCCACGAATATTCCACATCTGATCCGTTCGAAGCCACCACAGAACACAATTCAGCAGCGGCTGATGCGATGTTCCACGCCAGGGGTGATCCCGATGAAAAGCCCATCGGCCTGGATCAGTGGGCAGATGAAGCCAGATCTGAAGTGCAGATCGATCCCGATGGCAGGCCCCAGCCGCTGCCCAGTGATGTGATCGAGGAACGGTTTATGGAACGGAATCCTGGTGCCTCGGTGGAAGAACGATACCGGAAGTTCATCGAGGAAGCGAACCGTGCCTGGTTCAAAACCCAGGAAGCGTATAACCAGGAAGGGCTTCAGGCGGCTGATAGTATGATCAAAAGGCCGTATCAAATGACTAATGTTAGTGAATTCACTGCCGTGTTCGCTGAAACGATGAACAAAAACGAAATGATGCACAGTTTCGAACTGGAGAACTACATCGAACACCATCCGGGGCTGGTGGCTGCCTGGCTGGATCTGTATGCCCCCAGCCAGGATGTTTTCGAGGAAGTGAAGAAACAGGCGCGGTTTAAGGGGGTGGACATATGATCCGCTTCGGGATCGGGGATGGTGGAACCCCAGCAGGCGTGCTGGCCGTGGATCAGGATGGCGTTCGGGTGGAATCCTGGCGGCTGAAGGATCGATCCGTTCCCGAGGCACTGGAACAGTTCGATGATCTGGAACAGATCGAGGGGGGCCAGCGGGCTGAAAACCGGATGGGGCAGGGGATCACCGAACCGGAACAGTGGGTGCCTGCTGATCAGCAGGAAGTGGTGCGTGCAGTTACGGAGTTCCTGCATCAGCGTGGATTCAATCTGGTGGGTGAATAATCGTGCCTCGGGATGATGCGGCTTCGAAGAACGTAACGGATCTTCGGCGTTCCCGGCAGCGTGCCAGGCAGGTGATCCGAGACATCCAGGATGTGATCGTGGATTTCCTGGAAGGTGAAGGGATCCAGATCTGGGAAGGTTCAGGCACCCAGCGTGATAGGGCCAGGCGGCTTAATGAAGCGATCACCCGGCTGGCCACCGAGGAAATGCGTTCGAAGTTAAGCCCGTGGCTGGAAGAACGCCATCTGATCACGATGGGAAGGGCAGCACGGGCTTCCTTCCAGCGTATGCAGCAGACACTGCCAGGTGCGGTGGATGAATCCGATCTGTTCAGCAGCCCGAACATCGAACACCGGGATCGGGCTTTGAACGCTGAACTGAAGAACATCGATGCTGCACTGCTTTACGAAAACTCGGATTCACTGGCCCAGGAAATCGGGGATCGAACCACACGCCAGATCAGGATCGGTTTCGCCCAGGAAGAACCCGTTCGTTCTGCCTCGGGTGGCCCCGATATAGCCACCAGGGTGGAAGAAATCCTGCTGGATGCAGATTCCGATACCAGGCGGGAACACGGGATCACCGGCCAAACAGCGAAATCGAAGGCCGAACTGATCGCCCACGATTCCGTGCAGGATGCGTATGTAACGGCCACGCATCGAAGATACCTGAATAATGGGTTCAGGTATGCTGTTTACGATGCAGTGGTGGATCGGAAAACGTCGAACGTGTGCAGGCGGCTGGATGAAGTGGTGGTGGATCTGAAGGAACAGCCGTGGCTGGTGCCACCGAACCACCCCTGGTGCAGATCGGATCTCCGGCCTAAACTTCAGTTAGATGAAGGGGAAGAACCGATCACCGAGGCAGACATCGGGGAAGATCATCTGAACCGCATCTGGGGAACGAACGGGTTCAGGCCGAAAGCGATGGATACGGAATCCGAGTTTAACCCCACCGTGCTGAACGAACGGCTGGAACGCACTGGTGTGTGATGTGAATAATACGGATCACATCCAGGTTACGTTCGTGGTGTTTGCCAGTCTATTATGCTAAACCTTCCCGAAGGTTAATGAACCATTACTGTCTGTTTATACGTGATGTCCCATATGGAACGGGAAGGATCTGGATCATCGGCAGCGGCAGGTGAACAGGCTGGATCACCGAAAACGTTCGGAACGAAACCATACCTCGATAAGCGTGGGCGTGAAGTGCTGAATCGTGCAGCCAGGCGGATCTATCGGGAAAACCCCAACTGGGTGGATGATCCCGATAATCCATCCACATCAGACTGCCTTACGATGCTTCAGCAGGGGCAGGAAGGCCACACCGATACCGGCCTGCTGATCGATCTGCTGGAAAAGGAACTTACAGCCCAGGAAACCCTGGTGTGGGTTCTGTGGCACCACAGCGGCCTGGAACCTCGGGAAATCTTCTATGCCCACGAGGGGAAGAACCACCCTGGGCGTTCCGGCGTGGATGATCAGGCGGTTCGGAACATCGAAAGCCGGATCCGAAGTGCAGCGATGAAACTGGGCGTGGATGTGGATCTGGGTGATCGGTGATGGCGTTCTTCCAGATCCCAGGGGATACCTGGATCGAGAAAGCGAAAACGTTCATCGCTGGATCTGATCGGGCTTCGGAAGGTGGATCGGAATATGATGGCCTGCTGTCGTATGCAGGAGAGTGGCACAGCGTGATCATCGGCCTGGGGGCTGGCCTGGGCCTGGGCGTGGTGGGCGTGGGTGCTGTCGCTGCTGCTGCACTGGGGCTTCAGGGATCGAAGCGGATCACGAACCGGAAGGCCATCCGGGAACTGAAGCGTGAACCCTGGTATTCGATGTCTGGATCTTTAATCGGTTTCGCCATCCGGTTCGGCTTGGTTCCACCCAGTGATCTTCCCTCGTTCATCACGAACCAGATTACGCATCTTACCGTGCATTTCCATATGTTCTGGGTTTGAAAAAACTTCCAGGTTTACTGGCCTGTTGTCGAAGGGTATCCCGTTTAGGTGGTGGACTACACCGCCACAGACTGTATCAAAACCGTATTCAGCCACTGCCACTAAACGGTGTATTTTCACATATTCCTTTGATCCTGCACCGGGATCATATGAATCTGCACGTTCATACCCTTCAGCATCAGTTAGGAACGTCGTGTGTTCTTTACGCTGAAAATGGCTGGAATCCTGCCCAGGGTTAATTCCGTGTTCGTTCATCCACCGAGATATGGTTTGATGCGATACATCGAACTTTTCAGCGATCTGCTGCTGGTTCATTTCCTTTGTATAGAAATGTTCTTTCAGCACGTTTGCTTTTTGATATTCTGCCATATCCAACCATACCACGGTTCCAACATTAAATGTTCGGTGGATCGCTGATCGGCTTCGGTGCGAACTATGGGATGGGGATCGAGGCACTGGAACTGATCCCGCTGATGGTGTGAACTGAACCCACATCACGCTGGTTTCTAAACCAGCGGTATGCTGCCTTATGCAGTGGGCCTGTATCTGGTTCGGATAGGGATGGATAAAAATCAGATCCAGGCGATCCACAGCCTGATCGATGATCTTCAGCAGGCTGCCGAAGCCGCTGAAGCCGCCATCCCATCTGATGGATCTGGCGATGCAGATGGTGATGCGTTCACCTGCCAGATCGAGGCAGATGCGGCTGCTGATGAATCCGGCCTGCACGGAATCGTGTGGGCCAGTGGAACGCATAATCTGTGGGTGAACGGTGAACCCACCCAGGTGTTCGTTCCCGAGGATACGATCAGTGCCACCTATTCCCGGCTTCAGGATCGGATGGAAGCCGGTGAAGCCCCGAAGATCGGCTTCGATCACCCCGATGATGATTCAGTGGCTGCACAGACAGCACTGGGTGAAATCGGGGTGGCCCAGGAATTCACTAAGGATTCCCTCGATGATGGCCGGGAAGCCATCACGATGCGGGATTCCGAATTCACGAATTCGAAGGCCGTGGAAGCGGCTGAAGCAGGTTCGTTCGCTGGGATGGGCTTTTCTATCGTGGGTAACATCGCACTGGAAACCGATTCCAGTGGGAACCCCGTGAAGCGTGATGATGGATCGCTTCAGGTAGCAGCCACCGACATCCAGCGGGTGGATGTCGTTCCCGATCAGGCTGTGGAAGGTGCAAAGAACGGGAACCTGCCGGAAGCGGCTGCTGCAGCACATGCAGTGGGCCGACTGGCAGCCAGTTCCCCAGGGCAGCGTTCTGAAGGGCTGGTTCGCACCCTTCAGGCGGCTGCTGGAAGTATCGATGCTGATGCAGATGCGAACACTTCACAAATGACAGATGGTGACTTTCCCACCGATCCCGAGGATCTGGAAGCAGCCCAGGCTGCACTAACCCAGGCTTCGGAAGCGGTGGAAGCGAAAGATGAACAGATCGAGGATCTGGAAGCCCAGGTTTCCAGCCTTTCCGATGAAGCGGATCACTTCCGGCAGATCGCTGCATCCCAGGGTGTGGATCCAGATGCAGATGATTTCACCCCCCAGGATGTCGTGGATGGGTTTTCCGAGGATCTTCGGGCTGAAATCGCTGATCTGGAAGCGAACCTTCCGAAGTACGATACCGAGGATCAGGAAGATCGATCCGAGGATCTGGCTGGGAAGCCGCTTTCGGAACTGGAAGCGATGGCTGGCCAGCGATGGCGGGAATTCGGACGTTCCCAGGCAAAGCGGGATTCCCTTTCCGCTGCTGTCGCTGCCGAAGAATCCGTGGGAACGGTGGAATCGGAAGGCAGCCAGAACGGGGCAGATGCAGATGATGCAGCCCGTTCGGTAATGACTGCACGGGAAATCCACGCTGCCAGTTCGAAGGAACAGCAGCCTTCGGAATTCATCGAGGCTGAATACGGCGTTCAGCCTTCGGAATACAGTTCCGAAGCCGAACTTCAGGCAGCGATCAGCGGGGGTGAAAACTGATGGGATCCCGATACACTGCATACGAACCCGGTGAAACGGTT